TCACAGGTCGGGCAGGCTCAAGGCGCAGTAATGCACCGCCAGCCGCACCTTGCCGCCGGCGAATTCTCCGCCCTCCGGCGTCAGCGTCAGCGGCAAGGGCGCGTAATGGGTCAGCGGCGCGGACAGCGTCCCGATCGCGTAGGACCCCACGGCCAGCCCCATGCCGCTGCCAAAGCGGTTGTCCGACCCGTCCGCCCCCAGCCGCCACGAGGTCAGTGTGCCGGTGATCTCCTCGCGCACGCGGCCCGTCACCCCGAACACCATCGCATGGCTGGGGATCGCGGGCCCGGTGTCCTGCGCGCCGCCGGCCACGATGTCATGCTCGATATCCAGCGTCTCGAACCGCAGTCCCGCCCCGAACACCCCGTGACCGGTCAGCCCCCGCACCCAAAGCGCCCCGTCGAACACCGCCGGCCCGCCCCGGTCCAGGACCCAGGCGCGCCAGCCTGCAAGGGGCTGCACAAACACCCAGCCGCCGTTGTCGGCAATCGCCACCCTGCCCTGCTGGCCCTCCCAATCGTTCACCGCACCCGCCGGCACGCCCCAGGCATCGCCGTCCGCCGGCGCCACCGGCGGCGTCGTCTCTTCCACCGATTGCAGGCGCAACTGCACCAGCGCATCCAGCCGCAGCAGCGCCTCGTTTACCGTCACATGTTTTTGCGCCTGCGCTGCCTGCACCAGCGGCAATTGCAAATTCGCCGTGTCACTCATCGATCTCGATCCTCCGATAGGGCCCGGGCCCGTAGCTGTCCGATATCTGCGCCACCTCGATGGAAAAGGGCGGCACGGCGCCGTCGGCGGCCTGCATCCCCGCGCCATAGCTCCATTCCGGCACGCCCACCTGCGCCTCGCGCAAGATCGCGCCCTCGCCCGAGACCACGCGCACCGCATAGGTCTCGCGCCCCTCGCCCAGCGGCACCTCGACCCCTTCCCAGCTATCGCCGTCGATCCGCGTGCGCCGCACCCAGCCCAGCGCGATGGCCCCGTCGGCCCGTCGCGCCGCGCGCAGATGGCAGGGCGCGTAGGGCCTCAGCCCGATGCCGCGAAATGCCTCGCTCCGGTGCCGGTAGGACGGGTCGTCATAGGGCCTCCCCGCCGGGCCGATCCGGTAATGCCGCTCCAACCCCCGCGCCGACAGCGGCACGTCGATCTGCCTGGGCCGGCCGTCGAGCAGGGCAAAGAGGCTGCCCGCCGGCCAGGCATCGGGCATGACCGCCTCGCTGCCCGCCTGCCCCCTGAGCCTGAGCCGCAACTCGTAGGTCGAGGGCGCCACCAGCTCGGCCTGGGAAAACTGCAACACCTCCCAGTTTTCCGAGGTCCCGTCCCCGATCGCCGCCGCGTTTGCGCCCGCCAGCACCTCGGCCATCTCGGCCGAGCTCAGCGCCCCGGAAAAGACCTTCACCCGCAGCGCCGGCCCCCGGTCCCAGCGCCCCGGCTCGGCCCGGTAAAGCGGCGTCTCGGTCCGCCCGATCACCGCGCCCGCCCGCAGCGTCAGGTTCGGCCGATAGCCGGCATCGCTGACGGCGCTGTAAACGGCCACGCTGCCCGGCCAGGGCACGGCGGCCACCGCCAGATGCGGCGCATGGGGCACCTCGTCGCCCCTGAGCAAGGGCAGGTCGAGAAACAGCGGGTAGACCGGCACGGGCGGCACGAAGGGGGCCAGCGCCACCCGATCTTCCACGGCGTCCGAGGGCACATAGACCCCGCGTTCCACCCGGACCGCCTCGATCGCACGCCCGGTGCCCTGCTCCACCCGGTCGACCCGGTAAAGCGCCTCGCCCGCCTCCGAGGGCAGGCGCAGCACGTCGCCCGCCCCCAGCGCCAGCGCCGAAGGCGCAAGGGCAAAGCGCGCCGTGTCGCGCGCCACCCGCGCCTCGGCCAGCCAGCGCTCGACAATGGCCCGCCCCTCGCCGCCACTCAGCGCCAGCGGAAACTCGGTGGCGGCCACGGTTAGGCTGTCCTCGTCGGGAAACACCGCCTCGGCCACCCGCGTCTGGAAATCGCCTTCGGCCTCGACATAGCTCAGCCGCACCCGCCCCGCGGTCTCGGCCTCGGGGCTGCGCACCAACTCCAGATCGGCGCCTTCTTCGGACTCGACCAGCCGGGCCCGGTCCACCGCCCCGTCCGCCCGCCCTGTCCGGTTGCGGAAAACGATCTTCCCCTCCCGCTCCGCCGCCTCCACGCCATAGGCCAGCATCAAGGGCTGCAAATCCGCCCGGCCCTCGCTCAACCCCTCCAGCGCATAGCCCCGAACCAGCCCGTAAAGCTGCGCGACATCCACCGCCGGCACCCCCGCCCTGCGGCAGATTTCGTCGACCACCGCGGCCAGGCTCTGGGCCGACACGCGCCCGTTGATCCAGTGCCCGCGGGCGTAGTTCTCGCCGTCGGCCCAGAGATCGGCCAGCGCCGGAAATTGAGGATAGGGCCGCGAATCCCAGGCCCAGACATGGGCGCGGGAGAGGTCGATCATCGGCCCGTCATAGACCTCAGACACCGGGTTCACCCCGGGCTCGGCCCAATAGCCCAACATCGCGCGCAGATATTGCGCCTGGATCAGATCGTCTCGCGCCCCGCTGGAATATTTCGGCAACGCGCTTTCCGAGGATTTCGGGTCGACAAACTTGTTGGGCTGGTTGGTGCCCTTGTCGATGGCGCCGCAACCGAGCTCGGTAAACCAGACCGGTTTCGACTGCGGCTCCCATGGCGTGGGCGTGGCCTTGCGCACGCCGCCCACCCGCTCGTAATGGTGGCTGCCCCACCAGTTGCGGATATCCTTGTAGCGCCAGACCCACGGCTCTTCATAGGCCCCGTCGGTAATCGGCACACGCCGCTGCGCCACCTCCGCCTCGTCCGAGGGGTAGAACCAGTCGTAGCCCTCGCCGCCCTCGATATTGGCGCGCAGGTAGCCTGGCGCATATATCGAGCCCCACGACGCGTCGGCATGCTCGTCCCCGTCGCGCCAGTCGCTGAGCGGCATGTAATTGTCGATGCCGATGAAATCGATGTTCGGACTGGCCCAAAGCGGATCGAGATGGAAGTAAAGGTCGCCCGACCCGTCCTGCGGGTGATAGCCGAAATATTCCGACCAGTCGGCGGCATATCCGATCTTCGTCTCGTCCCCGAGGATCGAGCGCACGTCATCAGCCAGCCGCACCAGTTCCGTCACCGTCGGAAAGCCGCCGCCCGCACCGCGGATCTGCGTCAACCCGCGCATCTCGGACCCGATGCAAAACGCCGACACGCCCCCGCCCGCCACGCAGAGATGGGCATAATGCAGGATGAAGCGGCGGAACGACCAGCCGTCGCTGCCGGTATAGGATACGCCCTCCGGCCCCGCCTCGAACTCGTCCGGGGCGGCGGTGCCGAAAAACACCGCGACCTGCGCATTCGCCTCTGCCGTTCCATCGGGCGAGCCCTCCCGCCCCGGCGCTGCCGACAGGGTGATCCGCCCCCGCCAGGGCAAGTGCGGCTGGTCGTCCGCCCCGCTCCATGGGTCGGCCAATCCGTTGCCCTCCATCTGCTCCATCAGGATGAAGGGGTAGAACATCACCTCCTGCCCACCGGCATTGATCTCGGCAATCGCCTCCATCACCGCGCGGTCGGTGGGCGTGCCGCCATAGACCACGCGGTCGTCCAGCGTGGCCAGCGTCTCGGCCTCCCCGCGGGCCAGCCCCGACACCTGCCAGGGCATCTCCTCGCCATCGACCTCGGTCTGCTCCACCTTGGGGCGCACCCGGCACTGCCCGCAGCGCAGGTCATCGCCGAACCAGCTCACCACCAGCGAGATCGAGCGGCACCGGGGCAGCTCGGCGCGCAGCTGCTCCAGCGACGTCTGGAAATCGGTCAGCCCCGAGGGTGCGTTCAGATTGGCCGCACGATAGGCCCCCGGCCCCTCGGCATAGTTCACCGGCGTCGTGGCCAGCGCGTATTCCCCCGTGCCGGGGATCAGCGCCACACCCTGCACCTGCCGCGCCAGATCGGGCACCTCGCTGTCGGCCGCACGCACCACCTCGAAGGAAAACTGCGGTACCCGGTTGCCGAAACGCGAAAGGTCCAGATCCTCGATCACCACATAGGCAAGTCCCCGATAGGCCGGCACCTGCCCCGCCCCCTCGACGGCTTCCATCTTCGGATCGGGCAACTGGTCGACAGAGCCCGTATAGACACGCATGTTCAGCCCGGTCGGGGCGATCTCGCCGCCGTCGGCCCAGACCCGCCCCACCCGCCGGATTTCGCCCTCGCAAAGCGCAATCGCCAGGCTCACCGAGTAGCTGTAGTCGCGCACCTCCGGGGCCGAGGGCGCACCCTTGCCGCCGCCCCCCGAGGTGGTGACGGTTTCCAGAAAGCGCGAGGCCCAGATCACGTGGCCGGCCAGCCGCACCCGGCCCCAGCACTTTCCCACCGGCGCCCCCTCGCCCGCGCCGGTCAGGCGAAAGCGATCGACACGACCGGTCTTTACCGCCTCGGACCCCGTGCCCAGAAGCTTCTGGTCGATCACCCGGCCCAGGGTCGCGCCCATCGCGCGGCCCACCACGACGCTGGACAGCCCCAGCACCGAGCCACCCATAGCCGCACCGGCCGCCGCGCCGACGGCCGAAAGAACGATTGTCGCCATGGTCTGTCCTTCCTCAGGGAAACGCGAAGCGCGCCACGATGCGCCGCGCCCAGGGGCCGGTCAGCGGGCTTTCCACCACGCCGTGCCCCCAATAGGCATGTACGAATGTCGGGTGCGGGCCGGTCTCGCCCTGCACGCCCAGATGCTTGGCCACCCCGCCCGCGCGCATTCGGAACAGGATCACGTCGCCGGGCGCGGCCTGGCCGAGAGGTTTGTCGATCAGATGCCGCCGGGCGGCGGACCATAGCCGTTCATCGCGCGCAGGCTCGGACCAGTCGGGCGTGTAGGCCGGCACCGCCTCGGGCTCGGCCCCGTAAAGCGCGCGCCACACGCCGCGCAAGAGCCCCAGACAATCGGCCCCGGCGCCCCTGGCCGAGCCCTGGTGGCGGTAGGGCGTGCCGATCCAGCCCCGCGCCTCGGTCAACGCCCGGCTCACGCCCGTCGGCTCCCGCCGTCGTTGGTCCCGTCGCTCACCGGGTAGACCATCAGCCAGTCTTCGCCCGGCAGATGCGGAAAGCCTTGGAAGTTTATGAAATTGCAGAATTTCACCCGGCAGGTCTCTGCCCGCTTGTCGCACCCCGCCTCCAGCCGCAGCATGTCTCCGGGCACGACCTCGGCCCCCAGCGCCTGCCACAGCTCGACAACACGGGCCGCGCCGTCTACCCGGTCGTTCTTGATCAAACCGACCAGCCCCTGAGCCGCGCCCGACAGCACCCTAAGCCGCCCGGCCTCGAAAAACCGGGGCGAGAACCCCGCGAACCCGGCAAAACGGAACACTTGCGCCCCCGCCACCTCTTCCGCCATCCGTTCCGAGGAATACCCCGGCGCGCTCAGGTCCACCCGGCAGCGCCCATCGCCCAGCACAGCCGAACAGGGCCGCTGATAAGCCCGCCCCTGCACCTGGTTCAGCGCCTCGGCCAGTCCGCGCAGTTCGGCCTGAAAGGCCGCGCCCCGCCGGGTGATCTCTCCCAGCGTGCCGCGAAACTGCTCCACCCGCTGATCGGAATCGGCCCAGTTCACCAGCCAGGCACGCACCTCGGCGCCGTCGTAGCGCCCCGCTGCAATCTCTTCTTCGCGCAGGGCCTCGGCGGTCAGCGCGCCCACGGCCTCGGTATTGTCCACCGACAGCCCCGTGGTCTGGCTCAGCGCCCGTGCCGTCAGCCCGCTCTCGGCGCGGAACAGCACCCCGCCAAAGCGCAAATCCCGGTCGTGATCGGTAAAGCCCAGCACCACCCCGTCGCGCCGCGTCACAGCCCAGGCCCGGCACAGCGTCGTGGCCCCGGTTTCAAGATGCGCCTGCAAGCCCTCCGGCACACTCATACCCGCACCTCCACCACCGGCACCTGCGGCGCGTCGCCGGTCTGGAAGCTGGCCACCGAGGTCTGGATGCTGTCCGTATCGAAGCGCACCGGCACGTCGAACTCGAACCCGGCCGTCACCTCGGCCCCGATATCGGGCGCGTCGACCAGGCTCACCAACCCGGTCGCGGCATCCACCGTGAAATGCACCGTTTCGACCAGCGCCTCGCCGTCGAGGCCGATCCGCACGCTGCCCGCCACCGGCTTGACGATGGGCCGGGCATAGCGCACCCCGCCCGAGTGGTAGGTCTTGATGAGCTGAAAATCGCGCGTCGCGCCGTCGCCATGGGCGATGATCTGGTCGTCGAACGCCACCTCCCGCGACGGGCGGCACGACTTGTAGTCCGACCAGTCCTTCCAGCGAAATCCGTAGAGCTGCCCCCGCCGTGCCTCGAAAAACGCGATCAGCGTCTCGATATCGTCGAGCGAACGCAGCCCGACCCCGGCGTCATAGCGCCGCCGCGCATCGGCCCAGGGCGTGTTGCGCTCCTCGAACCCGTTGGCCAGGGTGACGATCTCGGTGCGCCGCTCGGGCCCGCCGACCGAGCCAAAGCTCAGATTGGCCGGAAACCTAACCTCGTGGAATGCCATATTTCTCTCCCCTCAGCGGTTTCGCTGGCCGCGCGCCAGCGCCCGGCCCATTTCGGCGGCGATCTGGCTCTGGCTGCGGCGAAAGCCCTGCACGTCGGGCGTGGTGACGTTCATCGTCACATGCACCTGCCGCCCCGCGCCCGCGCTGGCCACCCCCAGCCGCCCGTCGGCCCCGCGTGCCAGCGGCAAAATGGCCTCGGGCCCCGCCTCGCCCATCAGCCCGGTCGCGCCCCGCATCGGAAAGGTGCGTGCCTCGCGCACCACGCCGCCGCTGGCAAAGGGCACCACGCGCCCTTGGGTAAAGGCCGCCCCCTTTGCAAACGGCACCGCGGCGCTCACCAGCCCCTCGATGCCACCCGCGATCAAACCGCCCAGGTGGTTCTGCACCGGCCTCACTGCCGCCGAATAGGTCGCGTCGAGGATCGACCGCGCCAGCCCGCGCATCGCCTCCGACGCCTTCACCCCGTCAAAAACCAGCCCGTCGAAGGCCCCCCGCAGCCCCCGACCGATCGAGCGCGACAGCGTTCCTACCTCGCGGTTGGTCAGCGTCAGGCTTTCGCGCATCCCTGCCAGTTCCGCCGCAAAGGCCGCAGCCACGCCCCGCGCGCCGCCCATCGTGTCCTCCAGCGCGTCGATCTGCGCCTCCAGGTCGTCGATATCCGTCATTTCTCAGCCCTTTTCGGAAATATCCGGGAAGGCGCGCGCCAGTTCGTCCAGCCGCGCCCGGCTGATCGGCGGCGGCCCCGCCCCGACCCCCAGCATCAGCATCAATTCCACCGGCGTCAGCGCCCAGAACTCGGCCGGTCTCAGCCCCAGCCCCGCGATCCCGGCGCGCATCAGCGCCGGCCAGTCAAAGCGCGTCATCGCCCGCCCCCGGCGTGGCGAAGGCGCGGGCCAGCAGCATCGCCGCCGCCCGCGCCGCCGCCCCCGGCCCGCCGCCGATCTCGGCCGCGGACAGCTCGGCCGCACTGCCCTGCCAGCCGCCGCCCCTGAGCCCCGCAAGCAGCAGCGCCAGCACATCGCGCACCGAAAACCGCCCCTCCTCGAACCGCTCGATCAGCGCGACCAGCGTGTCTGCCTCCAGCGCCGCCTCCAGCTCGGCCAGCGCGCCCAGAGTCAGCTTCAGCACGTGGCGCCGGCCGTCCAGCACCAGCACCACCTCGCCCGCGTATGGGTTCGCCATCACAGCGCGGTAAAGCTCAGCGCGCCGGCCGAGGCGAGGCTCAACTCATAGCTGGCCTCGCCGTTATGGCTGCCGGCATACTCGATCGAAGACAGTTGGAACGGCCCCTGCACCACCCCGAAATCGGGAATGATGACCTGAAAATCAGGCGTCTCCCCGTCGAAGAATATCTGCCGCGCCCGCTCGTCGGTGCCCGCGTCCTTGAATACGCCCGATCCGCTGATCGAGGCCGTTTTCACGCCCGCGCCAGCCAGCAATTCGCGCCAGCCCCCCGCCGATTCCAGGCTGGTCACGTCCACCGTCTCGGCGTTGAAGCCGATGCGCGTGGCCCGCAGCCCCGCGATGGTCTCGAACTGACCGTCGCCGGTCATGTCGAGCTTGATCAACAGATCCTTGCCGTTCTGCGCCGTCATTGTTCCATTCTCCGCTAAATCAGTCGTCCGAAACCCGCGCGGCAAAGCGCAGGTCGATCCGGCGCCCGTCGCCCGCGCCCACGCGCTTCGCCCGCGCCCGGTCGAACCACAGCCCAACAAGGTGCCCCCGGTCGAGGCTCAGCGCCGCACCGGTCAGTGCGTCGGCCACGGCCTCCGCCGCCGCTTTGGGCGCCTGAAACCCCGCCGCATCGCTGATCACGCTGACCGTGAACCGGTGCAGCGCGCCCGCGCCCGTCATGTCCGATGCGTCGCGCACGTCCTCGGCGCCCAGGCTGACATAGGTGCCCGGCACAGGCCCGGGCGGCAGCGCGTCATAGATCGCGCCCCCCACCAGCGCCGCCAGCGCCGGATCGCCGGCCAGCCGCGCGTAAACGGCCCTCTGCAAGGCCGACGCCTGGCCATAGCTCATGACGCCACCTCCTCTTCGGCGAAACAGGTCAGGTAACGGCCGCGCCTGTCGGCCTCGGCGACCGCGCGGATGAAAAACAGCCGCCCGCCCTCGCGAAACCGCTGCCCGGCCACAGGGCGCGACGGCGCCCCCTCGGGCGCCCCGCGTACCACGATGCGGTGGGGCACGCGGGCCAGCGCAGTCTCCTCGCCCGACCGCTCGCCCCCCGTCCGCGGCGTCACCTCGGCCCAGAGCGTGCCGCGCGCCACCCAGGTCTCGGCATAGCCGCCGGCCCCGTCGGCCACCCGCTCGGGCGCCTCCAGTACCAGCTTGCGGCCCAGTACCGGGGGGCTCATCGCACACCCCCCCCCGCCAGGATGCGCACCGTGCGCCAGCGCTCGACCAGTTCCATCACCCCAAACGGCATGCCGCCATCGCCCAGCGCCGCTTCGTGGCGATGCTCGTGGTAATGCGCCGCCAACAGCATCACCGCTTGCGCCAGATCGGCCGGCACCTGCGCCCAGTCGGCGCCGAACCCGGCCTCGAAGGCGATCTCGGCCGAGCCGCCCAGCGGCACCACCGGCAAGGCCCCGCTGACCGCGGCCAGCTGCGGCCGATGCGTGTCGCGCCTGAGCACATACGTGTCGGCATCGACCGGATGCACCTCGCCGGCCCGGTCCAGCAGGACCACCGACAGGATCGCCGTGACAGGGGCCACCGGCAGCGCCTGCCGATCCGCCTCGCGCCAGGCGTCGACCGCAAAGGTAAAGCTGCGGGCCAGCAACGCCTTGCCCGTGCGCGCCTCCACCGCAGCCAGCGCAGCCCTCAGCAGCGCCTTGAGCACCGCGTCCTGCGCGCCGTCGTCGGCAAACCCCGTCCCCAGGCGCAAATGCTCCCGAAACCGGTCCACCGGCAGCGCCGCGTCGGGCACCGGGCCTTGCTCCATCACTATCATCATCGCTCTCCGAGCACCTCCGGAACACATCAAGAGCGCGCGCCGGCCCGCCCCGCCCGGGCGGAGGCAGCAACTGGACCGGGGCGGCAAACCCCGGCGCGCGCCAGACCGCACCCCGACGGGCGCGGCCATCGCGGCGGCCGGTCAGACCGCGGCGAATTTCAGCAGCTTGATCGCGGCGAAATCGCTCACATCCCCGCCCACGCGCTTGGTCGCGTAGAACAGAACGTGCGGCTTGGCCGAGAACGGGTCGCGCAGCACCCGCAGGTCGGGCCGCTCGGCGATGGTGTAGCCGGCGCGGAAATCGCCGAAGGCGACGGCCACCGCGCCCGCGGCGATGTCGGGCATGTCCTCGGCGATCAGCACCGGATAGCCCATCAGCCGCGCGGGCTCGCCCGCGGCCATGCCGTCGGTCCACAGGAAGCGCCCGTCGGCATCCTTCATCTTGCGCACCGCGCCCGCGGTCTTCGAATTCATCACGAAGCTCGCATTGGCGCGGTATTCCGCCCCCAGCGCATAGACCAGATCGAGGATCGCGTCGGCCGGCGAGATCGCGTCGAAATCGCCGTCGCTGCCGGTGGCGATATAGCCGAGATTGCCCCAAGACCAGGACCCGTCGGCCACCTGCGGATGGCCCAGCAACCCCTTGGGCTTGTCCACCCCGTCACCGGTCAGGAACGCCGCCGCCTCGGCGCGGGAAAACTTGTCGGCAATCCGCGCGGCAAGCCATCCCTCGATGTCGAAGGCACTGTCGTCCAGCAGGCGCTGGCTGGCCTTCGGCATCGCCGACAGCTCGTGCAGCGGGATCGTCACCCGCTCGATCTGCGGCGTGTCGGTCTCCACCTGGTTGGCGGTCTCGCTGGCCCAGCCCGACCCGATATCGGAATGGTCCACCAGCACGTCGAACGAGGTCGCCTCGACGCTCACCACTTGCGCGATCGAGCGGATCGAGGCGGTGGAATGCAGCACGCCCTTGATCGTCTCGGCGGTCTCGGGATCGACCAGATAGCCGCCATCGGACCCCACGCCGCTGGACAGCGCCTTGCCCTCCAGCTCCAGCCCGCGCAGGCCCTCGTCGTCGCCCGAGCGCAGATAGGCCGCAAAGGCCTTCTTGTGGGGCGCCTCTGCCGCAGCCGCGCTCGACAGCGCCGGGCGCCCGGCGATTTGGGTTTTCCGATCCAGCATGGTCAGTCGCTCTTCCTGTTTTTCAAGCCGTGTTTCGATGTCGCCCTGAAACGTCCTGAAATCGCTCAGGAACCCGTTCAGCGCCCGTTTCACTTCCAGCGCCGGCCCATCGTGGCCCGGTGCCTCGTTCCTCTCGGTCTCGCTCATCTCACCTTCCCGTCTGATTGCGGGGCTCAACGCCCCGGCCCAACGCGCGCCGCGCCTCGTCAAAGGCCGCCGCAATGTCGCCCGCCCAGGCATCGGGGACCGGCTTGGCCTTGCTCCCCACCCGGGCCTGCGACAACATCGGGAAGGTCACCAGCGACACCTCCCAAAGCTCCAGCTCGCTGAGCAGGCGCCGCCCGGCGCCGTCGCGTGCCGCGCGCCGGGTGCGATAGCCGATCGACAGCCCGTCGATGGCCCCCGCCCCGATCAGCGCCGCCGCCTCGCGCCCGCGGGCCAACTCGGTCAGCAGGCGGCCCTTCACGAACAGGCCCCGCCCGTCCTCGCGCACCTCGTCCCACACGCCGATGGGCTCACCCGGATCGTGCTGCCACAGCATCTTCACCCGCCGTCCAGCGGACGCCAGCGCTGCCAGCGAGGCCCCGTAGGCCCCCGCCTGCACCACGTCCCCGCCCTGGTCGGCCGCGCCAAAGAGCGATGCATAGCCCTCGATCACCGCGCCCTCGCCGATGGCGAGCGGTGCCTCGGGGGCGCAGAACTTGCGTTCCAGCCCCATGTCGGTCTCGTTCATCCCCGTCCCCTTTCTCACGGCAGCCGCGCCACCACCGAGGCCGCGCCTTCCGCCAACACCACGGCCACCACGCCATAGACGGCCAGCCACAGCCGCCGCTCCAGCCGCTCCAGCGCCGTCTCGATCCGCCCCAGCCGGAATTCCAGCGCCGCCCAACGCTCGTCGGCGACCCGTTCGTTCGCGTCGATCCGGGCATTCGCCACCTCGAACGGCGCGTAGAGAAAGCGCGAGCCCGATCGCTCCGGCGTCCCGCTCATGCACCCACCCGTTTCGGCAGGCCCAGCAGCGTGCGCTTTTCGTCCTCGCTCAGGAAATCGGCCGCCGCGATGCGTCGCCAGTGCGCCTCGCGCTCGGCCGCCAGCGCCGGCACCCGGTCGAGATCGGGCGCCAGTTCCACCTCGCCCGCCCCGAAGCGGGCCAGGAATGCGGCCATCGCGCCGGCAACCTTGGCCGCCAGCGGCAGCACCGTCAGCCGGTAAAAGGCCCGGTTGGCCTCCTGGTAATTGGCGTAGGTCGCGTCGCCCGGAATGCCGAGCAGCATCGGCGGCACCCCGAAGGCCACCGCGATCTCGCGCGCTGCCGCCGCCTTGGTCTCCTGAAACTCCATGTCCGAGGGGGAAAAGCCCATCGGCTTCCAGTCGAGCCCGCCTTCCAGCAACATCGGCCGCCCGGCATTGGCCGCCCCCTGGTGATAGCTCAACATCTCGTCCTGCAGCCGTGCGTATTGCTCTTCGCTCAGCGTCCCCTGCCCGTCGGCCCCGCGATAGACGATGGCGCCCGAGGGCCGCGCGGCATTGTCCAGCAGCGCCTTCGACCAGCGCGAGGCCGCGTTGTGCACGTCCAGCGCCGCCGCCGCGGCCTGCATCGGCGACAGCCCGTAATGGTCGTCCTGCGGATGAAAGCTCTTGATATGGCAAACGGGCGGCGCCGCGCCGGTCATGTCGAACCGGTGCTTGCGTCCCCCGACCGCGTAGTCATAGGCCACCGGCCAGCCGTCCGCCCCGGGCACCAGCCGCATCCGGTCCGAGCGCAGCACATGCAGCTCCAGGGGCATCCCGATCTCGCCGCCCACCGCCTCCAGATAGGCGTTGCCCGACAGCAGAAGCTGCCCGTAAAGCGCCTCGAACAGCTCGGCCCGCCCCTGGCCCGGGTTCGGCCGCGCCAACAGCGCCAGCACCGGGTGGGTGTCGTAGCGCCGCGCCGCGTCCTGGCAGGTCAGCGGCAGCGCCGCCGCCGCCTCGGCAATCAGCTTGATCGCGCGAAACCCCACCGGGTTGCCGGAAAACCCGGTCTTGGTCAGCGACACCGTATCGCGCGGCGTCCAGGCCGCCCGGCCCGCACCAGCCCAGGCGATCACCGCGCCGGTCGCGCTGGCCTTGGCCTCGGGCGCCCGCGCCGCCGCCCGCCGGAAAGGATTGATCTTCATCTCGCTACGCTCCTCGCATGACCCATCGCGCGCGCCCGCCGCCCGGACCCGCCGCCCCCAGTTCTTCTGGCCTGAAATATCCCCGCCGGAGGCGGCCCCGCCCCCTCGGCCTGCGCGGCGCTGGCTAAAGCTCGCGCAGCCGCGGCCGCCGCCAACGGGCGGCCGGCGCGATCATCAGCTCGTGAATCGCCCAGACCAGCGCGTCCACCCGGTCCGGGCTGCCCCGCCCCTCGAAACCCTGCGCCGTCATCCGGCACATCTGGTCCTCCAGCGCGTCGAGCCCTTGCAGGTGCTTCACCCGCCCCTGCTCGTAGAGCGCCGCCACCGGCTCGGCCCGCGCCGCCTTGCCCCGCGCGGCCCTGACCGCGCGGAACGGCACCAGCGGGTCGATCTGCCGGATCACGCTTTCCACCAGGTCGCCGCCCTGGTTGACCTCGGCCACCAGCCGCTCCGCCCCGTGGCGCTCCATCGCCGCGATGGCCGCCTCGGCCCAGGCGGCAGGCGCCGCGCCCGCGACGCTGGCATCCTCCAGCACCACCGCGCGCCAGTCCTGCGGCGGCCCCTCGACCGTTGCTCCGACGACGACAATCCCGCATTCGTCCGAGGTCTTGTTTCCGGTCACCGGCGGGTCCACCGCCACCACGACCCGGTCCAGCGGCCCGGCCTCGGCCACCCGCGCCGCGTCGAGCCCCGAGAGCGACCAGAGCGCCCCCTCGGCCTGGTCCAGCAGCACCCCGTCCAACTCCTGCCGGCCCAGCCGCGTGCCCGCATAGCGCGCCCGCACCTCGGCCAGGAAGCTCGCCGCCAGGTGCGCCCGGTTCGCCTCGGTCGCGGCATGGCGCGCCACCGTCGAGGGCTGCGCGAGGATGTCCCTCAGCACCGCCACGTTGCGCGGCGTTGTCGTCACGCATTGCCGTGGATACGGGCCCAGCCGCAGCCCGAATTGCAGCATGTCCCAGGTCGCCTCGGCCTTGGGCCACTTGGCCAGTTCGTCGGCCCAGGCGGCATCGAATTGCGGGCCCCGCAACCGCTCGGGGTCATGCGCCGAATAAAGCTGCGCCACCGCCCCGTTGGGCCAGACCAGCCGCCGCCGCGTCGCCTCCCATGTCGGGCGGCGGTCGGGGGGAGAGCAGGCCAGGATGCCGCTCTCCCCGAACACCATCACCTCGCGCGCCTGTTCGATGGTCTCGCCCACCAGCGCCACCCGCCGCGCCCGCCCCTGGTCCAGCGGCCGCGCACCCTCGACCTGCGCGCGCACCCATTCCGCACCCGCCCGCGTCTTGCCCGCGCCGCGCCCGCCCAGGATCACCCAGGTCCGCCACGGCCCCTCGGGCGGCAGCTGGTGCGGCATCGCCCAGAACTCGAAAAGGTAGGGCAGCGCCAGCAGCGCCCCCTCGCTCAACTCATTCAGGAACGCCTCGCGCTGCTTGGGCGGCGCGGAGGCGATCCAGTCGGCGCCCGATCTCGGCGCGCGCTTCGGCAAGGTCGAGCGCGTATCCGCACTCGCCCCCGGTTTCGGTTCTGAGACGCTTTTCAA